GCGACTGACGTTGTGATCGTGAACCACGCTTCCGGCGGCACCGCTGGTAGCTACTTGGTGCAGGCCAACAGCATCGCTGCTGGATCTTTCAAGATCACCATCAGCAACGTTTCTGCTGGCAACCTTGGTGAGGCAATCGTCCTCAACTACGTGGCTCTGAAGGGCGCTAGCTCCTGATGGGTCTTTTCGCTTTTAAGCGAATGCGGGAACGTGAGGCTGCTGCGCAAGCGGTGGCCTCCACCCCCAAACGCAAGACTTCTACTGTGACGCCCGATGGCAGTAACAATCGACGCAACAGCGGGCGGCGCAAACGCCAACAGCTATCTAACGCTGAGTGACGCACAAGCCATTGTTGATGGCATGGTGGAAGACGCAGATGTGACTGCATGGGCTTCTGCTACCACCGACCAAAAAAATCGTGCCCTTTACACAGCAACACAGCGGCTAGACCGCGAAAGGTTTATTGGCGCACGGGCAACAGATACGCAGGCACTGCAATGGCCGCGCACTGGTGTTCGCAAGCCTGATACCTATGTCAACACATACGCAACGGGTTTCCCTTTCCGCATATCTGAGGACTATTTCACTGACACGGAAATCCCAGATCAGGTGAAACGGGCTCAGGTGGTGTTAGCGGTTTACCTGAATAACAACAAAGACGGCATCGGCTTAAGTGGACTTGAAGATTTCAAGAGTGTTTCCATTGGCAACATCAGCATCACTCCAGACAAGACTGGTGCCGTTGGCGCTGATCGCGTGCCGCCGTTGCTTGAACGCTATCTAACGGGGCTTAGAATTAGTGGACCAGGCAACATCGCTATCAAACGGAGCTGACCATGTACGGAGACCTGAAAGGCGGCTTCGAGTTCATCTCAGACACTGCTGAGCACACTGGCCGCTTTTGTTTGATTTATTTCAAGGAAGACACCGTGATTAGTGCAATCACTGTGCAGAACGCAACCGGCAACAGCTTGGCCGGTGAAACCTTTGTGGCTGACACCAAGCTGTCAGGCATCGTGACAAGCATCACGCTCACAAGCGGCGCTTGCCTTGCTTATCGCGTCTAATGGCACTTGCTGATGCAATCAAAAAAGCTGCAGGCAAAGCAGTTGCAAAGCTTGGCGGTGACGTCACGATCAGATATGTCACCAGTGGGGCTTACAACACGACTACCGGGTTGAGCGGTGAAACAGTCAGCGACACCACAATCAAAGGGGTTGTTGAAGACGTTACAAACGCAGAAGTCAGCAGCCTGATCCAAGCGGAAGACAAGCGCTTAACCGTTGCAGCAAGCGACTTGACAACCGCCCCAGGGACGAAAGACCGGGTTGTTATCAGCTCTGTTGTGTATCAGATTATTTCAGTCAGCACGGTTGAACAGGCCAACACGGCGGCCACTTACGTCCTGATCCTGAGGGGCTAATGGCTAAACGCGAGATCACGATTCTGGGGATTGGTGATTACTGCGAGGAAAAGGTGCAGGAACTTGTCAAAGAGGCAGGTGTTTCGCTGCGGAACCGGGTTGTTGAGTTGAGCCCTGTTGGTGAGAAAAACGGGGGAACGTTCCAGTCAAATTGGCAACCGCCTGTCTATGTGGACAAAGGACTGACTGCCAGGATCACGAATAGCACGCAGAACTACGGCGAGGCCATCACTTTTGGCGGCCAGTACATGCCTCCCTCATGGCAGGGCAAGTTCCGTTCACGGTTTGGCCTTAAGGAGAACTGGCCGACGCTGCTTGCTGGGAAAGATGTAAGAAATGAGATCCCTAGCATGTGGAAAAGGATCGTGAACAAGCCATGAGCAGCACATATAACGACATCAGGTCTGCCATTGAGGCACGCATCGCAACTGAGATGGCGGAATCTCCGTCATATCAGGTCAGTTATGAGAACGTGCCGTTTACGCCGCCCAACAACTCCACATGGATCAAGGTGCAAATCCGGTTTGGGGAAAACGCTTATGCGACGTTGCTAGGCCCAACGACCGGCAGCAACCGCCAAGCTGGCATTGTTGTTATTGGCATTTTTAGTCCTATTGGTGTGGGCACCGGCGACAACTTCACACTGGCTGAGCGCCTCAAAGACTTGTTTGACCGCAAGATCGTCAGCCAGATAATTTTTGACGCAGCGGACGGCCCAGCCATTGTTGAAGCTGGCGCACCTGAATCCTTTTTTCAAACAGAGCTAGCCATAACATTCAATGCCTTCGTACAATGAGCTGAGCCAACTACCGTACAAACGTTATGGCAACCACTCTGTCCGGTACGTCCGGCGCACTCTATTACAAGCCTGCTGGCACTGACAGCACGTTCACCGCATCGAACGTGACTAATGCCAGCAACAACATCATGGTAGGAACCTACCGAAACTTTAAGGTCAACGACAAGGTTTCGTTCGGTACCGGCACTGGTGGCACACTGCCTGCTGGGCTTTCTGCGAGCACTGATGTGTTCATCAGAACCTACACCGCATCAACCGGCATCGCTACGTTTTCTGCCACAGCAGGCGGCACTGAGCTTGCTTTAACTGATGATGGCACGGATGGAACCACGCCGTTCACCATCAAGTTTGCTGAGTTCCAAGCGGTTGGAGCTGTTCGTGAATGGTCCTTTGAGATCACTCGTGATGAAATTGACGTGACCACGATTGGTCAAACTCTTGGCCAAAACGCACCGTTTAAGACCTACATCACCGGCTTTGCTGATGGTGAAGGCTCTGCCACCATCTACACCACTGACGACGACACCACCATTGCATCACGCTTGGTGGAAGACGTGATTCAGCGGATTCAGACTGGTGTGCAATTCAAGCTGTATATCGACCGGGTGATTTCTTCTGGCTCTGTTGATGAAACGGCAAGCCGCTCAATCGAAATGGAAGCTGTGCTGACTTCTGCCAGCTATTCCGTCAACCCAGATGATGCTCAGCAGATTGAAGTTTCATTCCGGCCTTCTGCTGTGCCGACCTTCGACCTCAGCAAAACCTGATCAGCTGTTGCTGGCTTGTTTGCCCCCGGCTTGCGCTGGGGGTTTTTTCATGAGTAGTATCTGTTTACTGTTCACAGGTTTTTATGTCTTCCAGTGCAAGCGGACGCGCACTTGATCGTCTCAAAAAGGCTGCAAATCTGACGCCTGTTAAGCGCATCGTGGTCCTGAGCAATGGGGATGAATTTGTATTTTGGTCAACGCCGCTGACGATGGCTGAGCGTGAGCGTGCGCAAAAGCAGGCCAATTCAGATGATGCCAACCAGTATGCTTTGCAACTTTTGATCAACAAAGCCACTGACGAAAACGGTCAGCGGATGTTTAAGGCTGGTGAGCTTGCTGAGCTGAAGAATGATGTACGTGATGAAGACCTCCAGTCTTTGATGGTTGCTCTTATCACTGGGGAGGGCAACGTCACTGAGGATGAGGCAAAAAACTAAGCAAGCTCTTCAAGGATGATTGGCCTTTGAGGGTGCAGATGCGTGTAGCCCGTGAACTGGGTTACACGCTTTCTGAGCTTTCAAGCAAGATGTCCCGGGAAGAGCTGCAGCTTTGGTGTCTGCTGTTTGAGGTAGAAGCTGAGGAACAGCAGGAGATGCGCCGGAAAGCCAAGCGGCGGTAGACTTAGCGTGACTCGGTGAGATTCTTGTGGCGGGCCAGGTTGTAATTGAACTTACCGCGCAGGACAAGATCTCAGGTGTTCTGAGCAAGATCAATGGGCAGGCCCAAAACCTGCAAAAAAATCTTGGTGGGGCGGTTAAAAATGTAGGCAACAGCTTTAAGGGCCTTCAGAACAAAGCTGTGAGCCTGCAGAGCGCATTAGGCGGACTTGCGATTGGTGCAGTTGCTAAAGGGCTTGCTGACGCTGGCGTGCAGGCAGACCGCACCGCAAAGCGATTGAAGTTTTTAGGCGATCAGTTTGGGGAAAGTGCCAGGCTGCAGCAGTTTGCCAATGAGGCTGCCGAGAAATTTACGTTAGGCCAAACAGATGCTGCCAATGCGGTGGGTGATTTGTTTGGTCGTTTGCGGCCTATGGGCGCATCTTTGGATGACATTAAAACCGTTTTCAACGGGGTCAATGTTGCTGCAAGGCAAATGAACCTCAGCACGGCAGACACTGAAGCCGTCATGCTGCAGTTGAGCCAGGCACTGGGTTCAGGAAAGCTCCAAGGTGATGAGTTCAGAAGCATCATGGAGCGACTGCCAAAAATCGGCCAAGCCGTCGCGCAGTCATTGGGTGTAACTGTTGGTCAGTTGAAAGATCTAAGCAGCCAAGGCAAGCTCACAACCGATGTAATCATCAACGCGCTTAAAGGCATCGAGAAGCAAGGCTTCCCACCTTCGGATGGCGTGCGTGAGTTCAATAAAGCGATGTCAGATTTGTCAACGACAATCGGACAAAGGTTGACACCTATCCTTGACCCGATCCTGAAAGGGATAGCTGGTTTGGTTAATTCCTTTTTGCAACTGCCTGAGCCGGTTCAAGCTGCGGTTATCGGGTTTGGTGCTGTTGCCACGGCTTTTGCTGCGATTGCGCCTTTGCTTCCTGTCATTGCTACTGGCATTGGCGCCATTGTCGCTGTGTTGACGGGCCCTGTTGGCATTGTCGCTGGCATCACTGCGGTTGTCGCCGCTTTTGTGACTATGCAAGGAAAAGCTGAAGAGGCTCAAGAACCTGTGGCGGGGGTCGCTTCTGAAGCTGACAAAATCAAAGCCTCCATTGAGGCTGCAGCAATAGCAAAACAGCAATTTATTGACAAAACTAAGCAGCATATAACCGCACTAGAGCAAGAGTTATCTCAAATTCAGCAGGCAGAGCAAGCTTATGAAAACACTATAAAAGTCACCGATGCGCGTCTGAATGCAGAGCGAGAAATAAACAACTTGCAAGGACAAATTCTTGAGCGTGCCTACAACCAAGCCAAGTCAGCTGGAGAAAGGCTGCAAATCGCAAAACAGATATATCAGAATGAAATCGAAGGCGCAAGGATTGCTTACCAGCAAACCTTAAACGGCATCGAAGCAGAAAAGCAGCGGCTTGAGTTCCGCAGACAAGCAGCAGAAGTTGAGGCAAGAATCATTCAGGCTAAAGGCGAGCTTGCCGCAGCGGAAGCTGATAGTGCAGAAAAAGCTCAGTTGATTCTTGATAAAACACAGAAGGCAGTACAAGCGCAACGAGACAACATCCAAGTTATTGAGGGGCAAATTAAAGCTCAAAGCAAAATCGCTGAGCACCAAAAAACGGCGGCCGATGCAGTATTGAAGCAAAAAGAACTCACAGCGCAGCAAAACTATGAGCAAAAGCTAGTGAGTGATGAAATCGGCAAAAGCCAGCAAGAGGCCAACACATTGTCAACCAACCTCGCGAATAGCAATACAAACTCCGGGCAACTTGCGACAAGTACAGGGCAGGTTTCTACAAATGCCGCAAACGCAGCAGGTAACTTCATACGAGTAGCCAATGCAGCGGATCAAGCCGCCAACTCTATAAATCGCGCAGCTGCTGCGCAAAGATCCCTTAACGCTGCTAGAGCGCAAAGAACCACGACCACAACCACACAGCCTGTTCAGCAGGCTGCAGGCGGCTACAACCTTGGATCGTTCAAAGCCTTTGCGCGGGGCGGCGTCGTCAAAGGGCCAACCCTTGGCCTTATCGGTGAAGGCGGCGAGCCTGAATACATTATTCCGCAGAGCAAGGCGGCTGGTTTTGCAGCTAATTTCCTTTCAGGTAAGCGCGGCGCAGGTGCTATTCCAGGTTTTGCAGAGGGTGGTGTGGCAATGCCTGCAGGCAGCGCCAACGTCAGTATCCAGACCGGTCCAGTAACAAATATGGGGGGCCAAAATTTTGTCACGGTTGACGACATGACCAATGCTGTCCAAGCTGGTGTTGAGCAAACTATCGACTTGCTGGGGCGTGATTATCTTGTTCGCTCAGGTGCTGGCATCGGCTGATGGCTAACTTTGATATTCTTTGTTTTCTTGAGTATTACTCAGACCGCTCGGCTGTCACAGACACCCGTTCGCCAACAAAGCAGTGGCAGAATTTTTACCAAGAACCTCAGCAGCTTGGAAGTGCAGATACGAATGCAACAGGTGATTATCGGTTTTTAGCTTTTGATGTTGAGGGTTTTGGCTCTACCGAAGCATCAGCAATTAACGATCTGTCTGTGTCTGCGGCAGCAACGGCTGAAATCGTTGATGTGACAGAGCAAGCGATTGGTGCAGATAATTTGATTATTGCGTCTTTGTATATTCAAGCGGTTGGTTCAAACTCATTTGATCCTTCATCGGCTCAACTGATAAGCAGATATATCGGGAGCATTGAAGGCGCTTCGCTTTCTGATGAAGAGGTGAGTTGGACAATCAACCCAGCGATCACTAAAGTTGACGCACAAGTGCCGCCCCGCAAGGTTGCTGCTGGCATGACTCAAAAAATTCTTGGAGTGTGAACCATGCCATCTAAAAGCGAATACCTCAAATTTCTACGCAAAAAGCTAAAAAAGAGGAAAAACAAAATCGTTGCCGGCAAACGCGCTGTTCTTTCCGATAAGCAGCAGAAAGCAAAGCCAAATAGCCGACAGGCCGCAAAAGACAGCAGCCCTGAACAGAGCAAGAAGGTTCAGCCTGATGTTAATAATCCGGCAAAGATGGCTGCTGCCGGTGAAACAGTCCCCATCGTTTTTTGCAAAAGAGCGAATCAGCTCGGCGGTGCATGGATGAAACCATCAATCCTCAAAACTGCCGTTGAAGGCGGCCGCGATCATGTTTTGGTTGCTGTTAGCCAGGGGGAGATTGGAGAGAACCCAAGAAACAGATTTGTTTTCATTGGGCGCAGTACCTTGTTAGCCCGCTCTTTGTTGACCCCGCAAATTACACGGCATTACAAAACACCTGCGGCATTGGCTAGCAATAAACTGGACTGCCCATTGACAGGAGGGGTGTTTCATTGCGACAGAAATATCAGCTCTTTTGTGCAGGCTTTGGGAACCGAAGGAACTTTCATAAACAGGGAACCCCCTCAGATTGAGGACAATTACTATCGCGTCAAGATCGTCACAGTAGGCAGCGGCGACCTGACAAACACGGTTTTCAAAACGACTTACGGAGCAGGGTTCAATGTATTTGATAACGACTCAGGGACTGATATAACAACTCAATACCGCAATGCAAATCCTTCAATTCTTGATTCAACAGAATTTACGGTCAATAAAAACACTTCTACCGGCGGAGGCTTTGCTGCCGGGACAGTTCAAAATGTCAACTCTGGAAATTTTTTCCCGCCATACACCGGAGCAACAGATATAGTTGGTTTCACCGGCACCCGTACTTTTAGGAACCAAGGTCTCAAGTTAGACAATCAATTTGACACAGGCAGCTCCGCAACTGATACAACTTTGGAGTTTCAGCGGTGGGAGTACAAGCTGAGCCCGTACGCCGACCCATCTAGCCCGCCAGCCACGGATCCGGTGACTAGCTTGCCGATGGATTTCACGGCCTTTGCTGATATTACTTTTGTCGAAATATCTGGCAACTTGTTCAGTTTCAGTGTCAACTCGGATGGCAACGTCGAAACAAAACTGAATGTCGTTTCTATTTATTTGCGCAAGGGCGTGAAAGTTGCTTTGTATAGCGCGGGCACGCCAGGCACTGAAGCTGAGTCGAATCAGTTTGTTGACCTTGTTATGTTTTTATTCAAGCTGATTGGCCGGGCTGATCCTTCAAGTTCAACAGCACTTACTCAAGCGGTTGACACTTCTAATCTGCAAACTATTGCTACTTTTGCTTCTACCTATAGCTTGTTTTTCAATGGTGTGATTGACCAGCAATACAATGTTCTGGACTTTGTGTCCAAAATTGCACCTTTCTTCTTGCTGTTGTTTACCTCTGACGGCGGCCGTTATTCCCTGCGCCCTGTCCTTCCACTTACGGGCGCTGGCGCAATCGACACCACTGCTTTGACTCCCGTTAAAACTTTCACAGAATCTGATATTATTCCTGGCTCTTTCAGCAAGGAGTTTGTTGAAAACAATGAACGCAGAGACAAAATTGTCAATGTTGTTTTCAACCAAGCCAAGACTGATGAGATTGGAACAGAGACATCCGTAACAGTGCGATATTCATCAGCCAGTGTTGACTCGCCAGTTATCCAATATGACATGACTGATTTTTGCGGAATCCTTGGACATGCCACAACTTATGCGAAATATGTTTTGGCATTGCGCAAGCATTCGACCCATTCAGTCAGCTTTTCTGTTCCGCTTCTAACAACTAGCCTTAAGCCAATGGATGTCATTAAAATCCAGAGGCAGCGGGAAAATTCCGTTGGAGACAATCGCACAGAGACAGAAACTTATCAAGTCACCAGCATTGTTCATGGTTCAGATGGTCTCACAGACATCAACGCTCAACAGTTCCCTGTGGATGGCAGCGGGGTTTCAAAAATCAGCGATGATGTGCTGAATGGTTCCTTCGCTATAAGCTAATGGCTGTGTTCCCTTCCTTGGCCCCAACCTCCAGATCCCTGTCTTTAGGAGATTTTCCCCAGGGATTTTATGAAGGCGTCAGCGGTGATATTGTGCGGTTCAAAACATCAAACGACAGGGTTGGGCAAACGCTGTCCCTAAGTTTTGAGCATATAACGGAATCACAAGCGCAAGAGATAATTGACCATTACAGAGGTCAGCAAGGCACCCTGATTTCATTTACACTGCCTGATGAATCTTGGCAGGGTTATAGCACTCGACCAATACCAGCCGCAGATTATGAATGGCGCTACGCAAAATCATTCACTGTAGATGCTTCTCCAGCGCCTTCAAGGTATAGCATCACCGTAGAGCTTGAGTCAGTAGCCATTTAGAAATGACTTTTCCAGCACTCAGCCCAAATAGCCGTACATACACGCCTGGCGTCATGCCTCAGGCCCAGCATGTGACGCAGAGTGGATCTGTGACTGGGTTTCGTCGCGCTGGCAGGATTGCACGCCAACGATTAACGCTTGGCTTCAAAAGTTTGACTGAAACCCAGGTTGACTTGATAAAGGATCACTACATTGATCGGAAAGGAACTTTTGACACTTTCTTTTTAAACACTGATGTTTGGAGTGGCTATACAACCCCACCTGTCGCTCTTTTTGGCAATACAGCTTGGCGATATGCAGGCCCTCCAAAAATCACTGATGGGATTTTTGAGCGTTGGAGCGTAGAAGTTGAGCTAGACAGTTATCAGGTTTTGCAAGGTGATCTTTTCATTGACCCGCCAGGAGGGGATAACAGCTCGTCTGCTGCGTTAGCTGCCACTGCCACTTATATTTTTGATGCTGAGGCCGCTTCTGCAACGCCTGCACGCAGTGTGACCATTAACCCTGGAGCATCATGAGCATCACCACCACTGCATTGATGCAACAGCGGCGCGACACCGCTGCAAACTGGACTAGCAATAACCCGACGCTGCTGAATGGTGAAATTGGATATGAGACAGACACTGGCTATCTAAAAATTGGGGATGGCTCAACGACCTGGACCTCACTTGGGTATGTAGATGGCACAAAGGTCAGCGCATACCCGCTGGCAACTGCAGACATCGCCAACGATGCGATCACAGCAGATAAGCTGGCCGACACCTCTGTCACTGCTGGGTCTTATACAACTGCAGACATCACAGTTGATGCCCAAGGCCGTATTACGGCTGCTGCATCAGGGACTATCGGCACCGCCGAAATTACGGATGGGGCGATCACATCAGCAAAACTTGAGGACAACATCACGATCGCCGGAAACCTGACGGTTAACGGCACGACAACAACGGTCAACAGCACGACTTTGACCGTTGATGACAAAAACATTGAGCTTGGTAGTGTTGCGACGCCAACTGATGTGACCGCCGATGGTGGTGGCATCACGTTGAAGGGCGCGACTGATCACACCATTGTTTGGACTAACAGCACCGACAGCTGGGATTTTTCTGAACACGTCAACATTGCCAGTGGTAAAGAGTTTCGGGTTGCGGGGACAAAGGTTCTTGACGCGACCAGCTTGGGCAGTGCTGTTGTCACCTCAAGCCTGACCAGCGTTGGCACGATTACAAGCGGGATCTGGAATGGCACGCAGATCGCGACTGCTTACATTGCTGATTCTGCAGTCACGACAGACAAGCTCAATGATGATGCGGTAACGGCTGCAAAGCTTGCAGATACTGCAGTTACGGCGGGCAGCTACACCGCAGCTGATATTACGGTTGACGCACAGGGCAGGATCACAGCTGCCGCTAATGGTGAGATTGGAACTTCAGAGCTAGCTGACGATGCAGTGACTGCAGCCAAGTTGGCGGACACTTCTGTTACGGCTGGTAGTTACACGCTTAGCAGCATCACTGTTGATGCACAGGGAAGAATCACTGCCGCATCCAATGGATCTGCTGCAGACACAGACAAGATTTCTGAAGGGAACACTGAAGCCGAAACCGTTGACACAGGCTCAGATGGGCACTTCAAAGTCACAACTGAAGGCACTGAGCGAATCCGCGTTGGTCCTGCAGGTCAGCTAGGAATTGCCGGAGCTAATTACGGAACAGCCGGTCAAGTCATAAAAAGCGGAGGATCGGGCGGTGCCATCGCATGGGGCGACGCCTCTGCGGTTGCTAGCACCATTCTGGAAAACCTTCAGGCAATCGCCTCTGATTACACTTTGACAACGAACTACAATGGCATCAGCGCAGGCCCTGTCACTGTGAACTCAAGCGTCACAGTTACTGTTCCCGCTAACGCCACCTGGGTTGTTCTCTGATCATGGCTTTCGGAACAGTCAAAGTCGATTCAATAACTAGCAGCACTCAAACGCTGACGGTCGACAACCTTGCGGCAAAAAACGCCGCAAACACTTTCACTTCCGCGCAAACCTTTAGTGGTGGCGCAAGTGACGGAAGTGGCGACCTGCGGTCTGTCCCGCAAAACTCTCAAACTTCGGCCTACACCTTGGTTGTTGGTGATGTTGGCAAGCATGTAAACATCACAACCGGTGGCGTCACTGTTCCGTCCGGTGTGTTTTCTGCAGGTGATGCGGTCAGCATTTACAACGACAGTTCGTCAGACCAAACAGTCACACAGGGTTCATCAGTGACTCTTCGCCTTGCTGGTGATGGCACAACCGGTAACAAAACCCTTGCAGGGTATGGGCTTTGCACCGTGCTCTGTGTTGCCTCTAATGAGTTTGTGATTGCTGGAACGGGGCTGAGCTGATGAGCATGATGGTCATGATGCTCGGCGTTGGCGGGGCAGCATCTATCACCGTGAATTACGCAATCGTTGCAGGTGGCGGCGGTGTCACCAGTGGCGGAAACGCTAGGGGCGGTGCTGGCGGTGGCGAGGTTCTCCAATCAACGTTTGACGCAGAGATCGGGACCACATACACCGTGACTGTTGGTGCTGGCGGTGCCACTGCTGGCGGCGACAGTGCCGTGGTCACTATTGCGACGGCCAGTGGCGCACCGTCTGCCTCTTCTACTTCTGGCGCTGGTGGCGCTAGCGGTAGCGGTAACAATGGCGGTGGTGGTAACGGCTCACTAGGTGGTGGCGGTGGTGGCGGCGATTCAGGCAATGGCGTTGCATACAGCAGCGGCAATGCAGGCAACGGCGGCAACGGCACTGATCTGACAATTTTCAGCAATCTTGGCTGTGGTGGCGGTGGCGGCGGCGGTGCTGTCAGTGGCCTGAATCGTGGTCTTGGAGTTGATGGCGGTGGCAATGGCACCGATAGCCAAGGCTCAAACGGCAGCAACGGCACAACTAATCGCGGTGGCGGAGCAGGCGGCGGCAATCAACCAGGCAGCTCAAACTCCGGTGGTTCTGGACGCGTTATTTTGCGTTATTCAGATTCAGACCCAGCGGCAACGTCAACAACTGGTAGCCCGTCAATCACTGTTTCCGGTGGCTACCGGACTTACGATTTCACGGGTTCAGGGAGCATCACTTTCTGATGGCACACTTTGCACGGGTTGAAGGCGGCGTTGTCCAGCAGGTGATCGTTGTCAACAACGATGTGATTCAAGATGACAACGGTGATGAACAAGAATCCTTAGGTGTGGCTTTTTGCCAGTCTTTGTATGGGGCTGGCACCACATGGGTTCAAACTTCATACAACGGGACAACCCGCAAAAATTATGCAGGCATCGGCTACAGCTACGACACAGGCCGAGACGCTTTTATCGCTCCTCAGCCATTTGCCAGCTGGACATTGGATGAAACCACCTGCCGGTGGGATCCGCCTGTTGCATACCCATCAGACGGCAACCTGCATGAATGGGACGAAGCATCAACGTCTTGGGTGCAGGTCAACACTGACGAATAAACTGCGGCAAAGGCTTGAGTTTGATGCAACGCCCTGACCCAATGATCGCGTCAAAACCTGGCGCAGAAGACGTGCAAGCGATGGCGGCTCGGACGTTGTGGCTGGAAGAATTGTTCTTCCTTGATGGCCGCGACATGATCAGCCATCCGCAGCATGGCTTGTTCACTGGGCTGGCCCTTAAGTATCAGAACTTGCAATCGACTGACGGCTACTGATGGCCAAGTCACTTAGCGGGCAAAATTTTGTCCCTAGCAAGCCTAAAAAGACACGTCAAGGGAATGGATCACATTCAAAACCGTCCCATGGGCGGAAGAAGTATCGTGGCCAAGGAAAACGTTAACTCTCTTTCCAATGATCAAAACTCTCATTGCGAGTGGTGTCGCCGTTTCAGCAGTTGCGCTGGGATCTCCTGCTCTCGCAGAAGGCAACATTTATGTGAACCCTGAGTTCAACGGTGGTTCCTACGGCGACGATTATCTGGGTGGAACGCTCAACCTTGACGTGGGCTATGAGCTGTCTGAAGGCGCTTATTCTTTCTACATCCAGGGAGGTCCTGCTGTCGTGATGCCCAACGGCGCTGAGAATGAAATCGAATTTGCTGGTAAGTTTGGTGGCTCAGTTGCAGTCAGCGAAAAGGCTTCCATCTATGGAGAGCTGAGCGGCATCACTGGTGATGAGCTGTCCGTTGGGTCAAAAGTGGGCATGAAGTACAGCTTCTGATTAGCCTGTAGCTGCAGTTGTTATTGCACCCCCTCCTGGTTCTCACACAGCAGGAGGGGTTTTTTCTTGCCATGCAAAAGCTTTTCAACGTAATGTCTGTGGCGTCCTTCGTGATGTCAGCGGGCATGGTTGCTGGATCGGTGTTGCTCTACACCCGCATCCCATCGCTCACGAAGTATTACATGAGCGAGCTGACGTTGGAGATGACTAAGGCCATGACCAACATGATGCCTAGCAAGATTGATGAGGCTTTGCCAGAACTGCCGACAACTACGGGTCCAGCTGTTCCGATCAAGTCACCATTTTAGTGTTGGCGGTTGGATCGTCGTCATGAGCTTCAGGCCCGAAGCCTTCAGCCTTGATTTTTGCCATATCAAGTTCTGGCGCGGGTGCCTCTTGTTTGTGTTCAAACGACGCAAGCCATTCGCGTAAAGCGTCACCAGTTGGCGTTCCTTTCGGCCATTTGACCCATTTAAGGATGGCCTTTGTATCTGTAAACGGCCTGGCTGATTTGCCTGACATTACGGTGTAGACAACAGGCGGCCCTTCGCGTCTGCGGTTACGTTCAATCCAGAGCTGACCTGCTGTAAACCGTTCTGACTTCATGCCGG